ACACCGTCAGATGGCTGGCATGATGCAATTCACTCCATGGGTAAGAACTATAAAGGGTTCTTAAATGTGGTTGAAGATGCACGCATCGAAAAACGCCAGAAGCGCCGTTATCCTGGTCTACGTTCATCATTCATCAAAGGTTACGATGAATTAATGAAGCGTGATTTTTTCGGTCTGTCTGGTCGTAATGTTGATACAATGACATTCATCGACAGACTGAATATTTTTTCCAAGTCTGGTTATACAATGGACATTCAATTCACTGATGAAGAATTAGTGATGATTGAAAAAGTTAAAGATTGTGAAACATGGGATGATGTTCTCCGTGTTACCAATGAAGTTTGGGATTACTCTAAAGAAGAGCAGCAACAAAATCAATTGCCTGAAGAGTATGATTATCGTGCTGGTGAATCTGATGATGGCGATGATTCTGAAACAGGTAGTGGCGATGGCGATACCGAGACTGATGGCGAAGGTGAAGCAGATGGTAAATCTAAAGCCAAACTTGATGAAGATGGTGAAGAGGCTGAAAGCAGCAGCGGCGGTGGTGATGACGGTGAAGATGATGAAGATGATGAAGGTGAAGATGATGAACTAACCGATATCATCAACCGTAGCAAAGAATCTGTTGGTACTGATGAGGACTTTGAACCAACTTGTGAGACTGATGACAACTTCCGTAAGAATGAATCGTCATTGATTGCTGCCAAGGCACGTGAGTATGTGTATATAAACATACCTACGCCTAATCTGCAAAGAATTGTAACACCTGCAAAACGTGTTCAAGAATTGTTGACCGAAGCCTTTGTTGCTCAATGCGGTACTGTAGCATACGGTAGCGGTGCTAACGAATTGTATAATGAGTTCCGTAAAAAGAATGAACGTTATATTTCTTTGTTGGCAAAAGAATTTGAGATGCGTAAAGCGGCATCTAAGTTTGCAAAAGCAAAAGTGTCTGAGACTGGTGACATTGACGTAAATAAAATTTACAAGTACCAGATTGACGATAATATTTTCAAAAAGATTATGCGTGTTCCTAAAGGTAAATCACATGGCATGATATTGTTGTTAGATAAGTCTGGTTCGATGGCAAGCAATCTTGCTGCATCATACGAACAGATTCTTATCCTTGCAATGTTCTGCCGTAAAGTAAATATTCCTTTTACAGCATACGGCTTCGGTAATGCACGTGGTCTCCGTGAAATGGATTATCCACGTGAAAAATACCGTGATTTCGATGACAAAGGCAATTATACACTTGGTCATAGTCATGGTTGTTTTAGTGAAAACATTGGTGAAATTCGTTGTTCAGAAGTTTATCTTCGTGAGATGATCAATTCTAAAATGAGCAATGCCGAGTTTTCAAAATCAGTAAAGAATATTCTTTGCTTGATGGATGCATGGTCACACCGTCACGGTTCACGTGGTAAGTTCTTTCGTCCACAGTGTGATGCATTATCAAATACACCGATGTCCGAAGCATTGATCGCTATGCAACCAATCATCAAAGAGTTTCGCCGTGTTAATAACTTAGACATTGTGAATACTACAATCGTTCATGACGGTGATGCTGATGCTATATGCTGGTTCAATGCACAAAATGATGAGAAAGCAAAGTATTTTGATTCAAACAATCAAAACGTTTTTCTGGTAGATAAGAAAAATAAAGTGCAAGTGAATCTGAGAGTATCCGAAGATGATGTTCGTGAAGGTATCTGTGAGTGGTTACAGAAAACAACTGGTACTAAAATTGTTGGTTTCTATCTGACACCAATCACCAGTGCTAAGTTGGCATTGAAGCGCCGTATGTTTGCTGATGATCTGAATGCAGTCCGTCACAAGTACCATGAAGCAAATGAAATTCTTGCAAAGTATGTGAAGAAATTGAAGAAAGAAAAATACCTTGAATCGAAAAATGTAGGTTACGATTCTTTCTATATTTTACCTGCTGGTTCTGATCTGTCAGTTGAAGATGAAGTTTTTGAAGTGAACGGTAAGGCAACAACAGCAACACTTACCAAAGCATTCATGAAATTCAATAAGACCCGTCAGATCAACCGTGTGTTAGTATCAAGGTTCATATCACAGATAGCAGTTTGATAAGTACCCGGCCACTTGACAAACGGTCGGGTACCATTTATAATGATGTTTCAATAGTTAATTGGAGTTTATATTATGGCTAGTCGTTCCGATGTGCGTAGTAAATTTATTAATGCTCTTATCCTTACAGGTAAGACAACAGTAACCCGTCAAGAAGCAAAAGACCTTGCTAAAAAATTAGGGTTAGCAAGTCCGCAATGGTTCACAAAAGATGAGACAAACCGCGTAGGTCGTGGTCTGTATCGTGTACCCTCCGCAGTTAATTCGACGGCTCCAGCACCCGTTATAGAACTCTCAGCACAGGTATTACCTATGTCAAAGCCCGTAGAATCTAAGTCTGGTAATCGTATTGCTAATGTTGTAACAGAACTTGAGATGGAAGACTTAGTGCCTGTCAAATATGACAACTATGTTCCTTTTGGCAACTTTGAGGATGTGTTGTCAATCATACAATCAAAACAGTTCTTCCCTGTCTTTGTCACTGGTCCTTCTGGCAACGGTAAAACAATGTCAATCGAACAGGCTTGTGCCAAAGCAAAACGCAAATTCGTTTGCGTATCAATGACACCAGATACCGATGAGGGTGATCTGCTTGGTAACTATGTTCTGATTAACGGTCAGATGGAATGGCGTGATGGTCCAGTTACTCTTGCGGCCCGTCAAGGTGCTGTATTGTGTATTGATGAAATTGACTACGGTTCAAATAATCTTTCATGCCTACAACGTGTATTTGAAGGTAAACCATTCTTGCTAAAGAAAAAGAATGAGTTAATCACACCAGCACCCGGCTTTACAGTGTTTGCTACTGCAAATACAAAAGGTAAAGGTTCAGAAGATGGTCGCTATATGTTTACCAATGTTCTGAATGAAGCGTTCCTTGAACGTTTCCCAAATACATTCGAACAAGAATGGGCACCAGCAGCAGTTGAGAAAAAAATTGTTGCTAAAGAATTAGAGTCGGTCGGTAAAGAAGATAAAGATTTTGCTGAAAAACTTGTATCATGGGCTACTGTAATTCGTAATACCTTTGATGAAGGTGGTTGTGATGAGGTTATTTCAACCCGCCGTCTGGTTCATATCGTAAAGACCTACGGTATCTTCGGTAACAAACTGAAAGCAATTCAGTTCTGCTTAAATCGTTTCGATACCGATACGAAAGTTACCTTCCTTGATCTGTATACCAAAATTGATGCTGGTGCAACACCAGAGACAATCAATCAACCAGAAGAACCAACACCAGATCCTTCGGTAGAAGTTCCTTTCTAATTCACCATTACCATTCAAACCATTGACACAGGCGCAAGTCTGTGTCATAATTGTATTCTAAAGAGAGATGTATCACCTCTCGATTATTGTGTGATACTAATTATGGAGTTACATTATGTCAGTAACAAAATCTCAAAATGAAAAACTGGTTGAGTTTTTCAAATCAGGTAAAGATATCACTGAAGGTCAAGCCCGTACCCGTTTTGGTGTAGCAAATTTGCCAGCACGTATTGCTGAACTTCGTGCAGAAGGTTACAGCATCTACAAAAACAAAACCAAGAACGGTCATACGATCTACCGCTTAGGTAAACCTAGTCGTGCAATGGTAGCAGCAGCCTATTCGTTGATGGGCGCACAAGCGTTTGCCTAAATTAGTTTGAAACTTCGTGGGGTGGAGACATATATATTGTGTGTCTCTACTCTTTTTTTATGGATAAATTATGCAAATACAAGTAAACATTGAAGAATTGAGAAAGAACAAACTGTTCATAGCAACACCGATGTATGGTGGTATGAACCACGGTCTTTATATGAAGTCGTGCCTTGACTTACAAACTGTAATGATCCGTTATGGTATTGAAGTAAAGTTTTCTTTTCTTTTCAACGAATCCCTCATCACACGTGCCAGAAATTATTTGGTAGATGAATTTCTCCGCACAGACTTCACACACATGATGTTCATCGATTCGGACATTCACTTTGATCCGAATGATGTTATAGCACTGATGGCACTTGATAAAGATGTTATCGGTGGTCCTTACCCTAAGAAGTCTATCAACTGGACAAACATTGCAGAAACCGCACGTAAGAATCCAGACTTGAATCCCAAAGAACTTGAGAATCTGGTTGGTGAATATGTGTTCAACGTTGTCAAAGGCACTCAGCAATTTCAAGTTTCAGAACCATTAGAAGTTATGGAAATTGGTACTGGTCATATGATGATTAAACGAAATGTATTTGAGAAAATGGAAAAGGAATATCCATCGATCAAATACAAACCTGATCATGTTGGTCAAGCACACTTCGATGGCTCACGTTATATTCATGCCTATTTTGATACAGTCATTGATACCAAAGATTCTATAATCGGTGGTGGGTCGGAACGTTATCTGTCAGAAGATTATATGTTCTGTCAGATGTGGCGCAAGATGGGTGGCCAAATCTATCTGTGTCCTTGGATGAAAACACAACATATCGGTACCTATGCATTCACTGGTAACATGCCAGCGGTTGCACAGTATACTGGTAGACTGTAATGGACAAGGATGCTATCAAGGCATCCCAGACAGCAACAGAAGGTGGTCGTAAGTTTGATGGTGGTAAAATTCGTTATGGGCTTTTACCACCATTAGCATTAAAAGCGACCGCAGATGTTCTGACATTCGGTGCCGAGAAATACGAACCAGATAATTGGAAACATGTTCCCGATTCAATCAATCGATACTTTGATGCCGCACAAAGACATATCTGGGCGTATCAAGAAGGTGAGGCAATTGATTTAGATTCTGGTAAACACCACCTAGCACATGCAATTTGTTGCTTGATGTTTTTGTATGAACATGATATACTATATTCTGCAAGTGAAAAACAAACTTAATTATGGAGTAACTGATGAAACTTTCCACAGAAACAATGACCTTCTTGAAAAACTTTGCCAATATCAATCAAGGCATGCTTTTCAAATCAGGCAAAACAATCCGCACTATCTCAGCACATAAAAACATTCTTGCTGAGGCTGTTATCTCAGAAGAAATACCAAAAGAATTTGGCGTATATGATTTGAATAATTTTCTTTCGGTCTTGTCTTTACACAAGGATGATCCAATCATCGAATTTGATGAGAGTAATGTTCTAATCTCTGGACTACAGGGCCGTAGCAAAATCAAATATCGATTCTGTGCTTCCAATATGATAGTTACTCCACCAGACAAGAATTTAGAATTAAATAATCCAGAAATTAAATTCGAATTTAGTGCTGAAGATTTCGATTGGGTTCTTAGGTCAGCAAGTATTCTTTCTTCACCACATGTTGCAGTTGAATCTGATGGTGCAAAAATCTTTGTTACAGCATTTGATACGCAGAATGATTCTGCACACACTGAGTCACTTGAGGTTTCAACTGGAAGTGATGCAAAGTATAAAATGGTATTTAAAACTGAAAATTTAAAAATGCTTTCTGGTGGTTATTTCGTAACAATATCATCAAAAGGTATCGCTCATTTCAAACATAAAACCCTGAATCTTCAGTATTGGATTGCTACTGAAGCAGGCTCAAAATATGAAAAGGTATAACATGGCAAAATTTAAACAATTCACCAATGCAGCAACTCAATACGTGGGTGATCCACTCACTATTAATACTGATATAATTGCATCGATATTCGAATCAATTGAAGTGGGCCCGAATGGGAATTTGAATTCGTACACTATAATTTATGGAGTAAATAATATTGATTGGCGTGTAACAGAACCTTATCAAAAGGTTCTTGATATTATAAACTCAGACTGATATACTTTATTTTTTTTATTATGATTTATGTGAAAGGTTGTCATGGAACAT